CATTGGTCGTGTACCCATTGGTGCCGCTGATCTGCGTGATGTTCGATAGGATCGTATTGGTGGCAACCGGCGCGGCATCGGTAAGCGTAATGTTTAGCTGATCGGTGTTCAGTTGATGCTTGGCAAGGCCAAGCTGTTCCACAAAATCTTGGAACTTGTTGAAGGTCGCTGCCATGACGGACTCCTCTTGAGACAGTGGGCGAGCGGGGTTTCAGCCCGCCCGCGCCACATTGACAATTACTCCGTTGGAGTCCGACTTAGCCGATCAACAGCGCGATGTTGTCGCTCTTGGTCGCTGCCACGCCCCACGCCAGACCGACCTCGAACTTCACCTGACGGTACTGGCGGTACATGGCGATTTGGAAGGCCAGACCCGAAATCGGGTCCACCACTTCCGTCACGTCATCAGCCGTATCGCCACCATCAGGCATGGCCGGAGCACGCGTCACCAGTTGAATCGCGCTTCTGTGGAAGCACATATTGGCCGCGTAACTCGTGGACAAGGTGATCGTCGCGTTGTCTGCCAGCGCGACGCGCAAGCCCGGAGCCGACAAAGCCAGTGTCGTGCCTGACCCAGAAGTGCCCGTAAGGATCACATACTTGCGACCCGTATCGCCGGAGAACACCACCACGTCGCCAGCAACTACCACGCCCGCGCCCGTGTCCACCACCAGCGCCGTCGTGCCAATCGCCATCGTCGTGCTGTTGATGATGTACGGCGTGGTCGCGGTGCCCTTGGTGTGCGCCTTGACCTGACCAGAGTTGTGAATCTGCAAACCCAGCACGTCGCCGATGATGCCGCGACGCAGGAGTTCGGTCGTTCCTGCTTCGTTCGCCTTGTACAGCACCGATTGCTTGCCGCGCAGATTGGCGATTGCCGCAGACCCGAGCACCAAATGCCGGTCAGTCGGCGGGCACCCGCGTTCATCCAACACCTGCTGGATGCCAGCGAAGTCGCTGAAGTCCGCAGCGGTCGGGAACGGTGCCGTGCCGCCAACGCCGTATGCGCCCGACGCCTTGGTGTACAGCGCCGCAAGGTCAAGCTCGACCTCGTTGCACAGCGCACGCATCGCCTGCGCGAACTGATCGCGCATTATCATCGCCAGTTGCCCGGTGTTGTTGACGCCGCGCATTTCCTCGCCGCTCCAACGCACAGGCGCATACCGACTCTTGTTGATAGTCAGCGTCGCCGTAGCGATAGTCTGGTCGCCGGTATCCGGCGCGTACAGGCCCGGTGTGATGTCCGCGACTGTCGATGCGGGCGCAATCGGGAACGTGACAGTCTCATCCTTTGCTACCCGTTCGGCGGAACTATTGCGCGTCACGGCGGGGATGAACCCCACCAATTCGCGCGATACAACATCAATTGCATCGTACAGCGTCGGCAGTAAGCCGGTGAGTGTGTTAGCCATGATTCAAGGAACTCCTATCTTGGGTCATCAATCACTGTCCCGCCTTCCTTGAAGTGCGCTGCTCTTGCTTTAGGGTCAAGCGCATTGAAAGCGGAACGCTTTATCGTGCGGGTTTGACCGTTGCCTGCGCCAGAACTGGATTGACGCGAGCCGCTACCGCCAGCCATCGCGGGGAACCAGTGTGGAGCAACTTCACGCATGGATTCTAACCACTCCGCCGGAGAGTACGGCGTGTTGCCGTCCTTGCCGAGTACCGGATGACCGTCTCGTATTTGCACTGCGTTTCCTTCGTCGTCCAATACAAACATGGAACGAGCACGGAACAGGGCATCCTCGACGGCGTGGCTGTGAAGTCCAACCTTGGCGGCAGCTTCGCGCACGGCGTTGTCGAGGACGCGGGACTGCCACTTGCTGCCGGTGTTCTTGGCAGAGGTGACGGCATCTTCTAGCGCCTTCACCTTAACGTCGTGGTCTTTCCGCATCTTCTCGGTCCAACGGTCGCGCAACTTTGCTGTGTCGCCCTTCTTGATTAGTTGGAGTTCCTCGTCGTTCTCGAAGCGCGTGAGAATCTCTCTGGCCTCAACGGGGTCTAGCCCATCAAATGCCTTCAACTTCTTCTCGAAGTCGGCACGAGCATCACGCTCGGCCTTGAGAGCTTTCTTCAGCGCCCCAGTATCCTCGATGCCGTCAATTGCAAGTTTGAACTTGCCATCGTCAGCCTTCGCGTACTGGTCGCGCAGCACTTCAGGAACATCGTCCAGCGTATCAACGATCATTTTCAGAGGCATGGAATCACTCCATTTACGTCAGGTTGGGCGGATCACCCGCCGGGTTGAAAGAGCCGCATCACGCGGCGTCATGGTCCTGTAATCCCGTGTTGGTCACGCAACTGAGCCAGCGTCATCGGACGCCCATTCTGATCCAACAAGTCGCGCGTAGTAATCTTTCCCTGCCGAAACAAGTTGGCCTTGCCGGGGCCAAGCAGATCGTCTTGCTCCTTCGCCGTCTTGTTCAGCAGCCATGTGTCGTAGGTAAGCTTCGCGCTCACCGCGCCGTCCATCGACGCGCGCTGCGTTTCGTTGAACTCGTCAATAGGCACGCCCAGCTCGCGCCACGTCTTAACGATGGGCACCAGCGTAGAGCGACAACCCCAATGACGCGGAATGCCCTCGAAACTGCCGCCATCGTTGATGAACGGCAGTGTGGTGCCGTTGATAGGCTTGCCGTTTTGGTCCCACGACGCGCCATCATAGGCGATACAGATTTCCGTGGTGCGTTCGTCCAACGTGCTGATCTGTTGGTAGCCCTTGATCATGTCGTCGTTCTCTTTCATCACCGCGACGCGCGCAGCATTGGCCACCGTCTGCACGCTCGTGCGCACCAAGGCTTCGGCCTGCCGACGCGGACCCTGGAACAGACCGTCAATGCTGCGCACCCGCGCCACGATCTGGTCGTTGGTCTCGCCCTGCGCCATGCCCATGCGCACGCTTTGCACAAACTTGAACGTCACGTCCTGCGCCTGCTTGAGCCACCACTGCGAGGACGGCGCGCCCATAATCATCACGTCGCGATAGAGAGCAGTCATCGCAGCCCTCGGCAACACGCCGTCCATCAGGCTAATGCCGATGGTGTTGTTGACCGTCGCTGCCGTGATCGCAGCCTCGGTCGGGATCAGCTCGCGCAGCCGATTGGTCATCAGATCATCAATGCCGCCGTAGCCCGTGCTAATCAGCTCGCGCACGTCACGCAGTACGGCGGTCAGCCGCGTCGTAGCGGTCGCTGATAGGTTCGACTGCGCCAGCCGCCCTACGACCTCACTCTGCAACAGCGACAGCAACGCCTGCACGCGGCGATTGGCCGATGCAGCGACGCGCAGCAGGTCGATCTCGTGGTCGATTGCTGCGCGGGCGAGCTTGTCGGAGAGGTTGGGCATTTACTTCTTCGCCCGACGAACGTAATAGTCTGTTCTTTTCTCCCCCGCGCGTATTTGCGCAGTGGACAGGTAACCCAAAGACGGATGTGAATACTTTTGCGAGAAGCCGCGACCGTAGTGCGATGCTTGAACAAACACGCCCTTTTTCACCCACTGCGGAGACCCGTAAGGGCCGAGCGGTGCTTGGTAAGCACCAACCCGTTGCAAGTTAAGCAATCGGTCATGCACCGCTTTCGGAACTTTTACGAAGCCGCCTTTCATGTGCGTCCGCCTCGCCTCTAATGCTGCCGCCCTCGCTGCATCTGACCACGCCATCACGTCCTCCGTTCCACAATCATCTCGTTAACCTGCTCCAGCGTGTAGCCCCGTGACCGCATCAGGAACACCGGCACGTTCGGCAACTCGTGCTCGTGCGCCGCTTCAAACTCCACCAGCGCGAACTCCGCCGCCTTGATCGCCGCCTTTTCTTCTTCGGTCGGGCGCTTGTTGGCGCGGGCGCGGTTGGCTTCGGCAAAGATCATGGTGAGACGCAAGTCTTCTTTGATCAGTTCGATCTGGTTGCGCGTGAGGTCGTCCCAAGTCATGGTTACTTGACGCGACGACCGAGCCGATTGAATCTTGCCGTGGTGGGAATGCCCGCCTTCACTTGCTTCGCAGAGGGACCGTATAGGTTGTGAACCCGATTGCCTAACGTGGCGCGACCGGGGACGTGGTTG